GCGGCTACTCAGTGAGCACCGAACGCGAACAGGGCGACAAGGAATACCGCGCCGACCCCTTCGCCGCCCAGTGCGAACACGGCTTCGTCAAGTTGGTTGAAAGTGATTGGAATAAGGAATTTGTGGAGGAGCTGTGTGCGTTTCCTAAGGGCGCCCACGACGATCAGGTGGATGCTGTATCTGCGGCATTTCGAGCGCTGATGCGTCGTGTCACCTGGAGTTTCGGCTAATGGCGCGCGTTCACTGCAGAATATGGAGGTAGCCAGCCTCGCGTCGATTCATCGAATTCGTTAAGATTGTCCAGGCCATGGTGGCAGGCGCCAAGCGTAGCCCAAAATCAGAGGTCCAACATTCCGCGCTCGCACCATCGGCAGACTAATGGTTTCACAACGCCGCTCCGAGATTGATCCTTGATCAGACAGGGCTAGACGTCGGCTGTTTCATGGACCCTTCGGATCTTACCGGTTGTCCAGCCGGTAGCGCGAGCCGCTCCGGGTCGCGACGAATGGTCCAGGATACCTGCAAAGGGCATGCAGAAAGGACTGGCAATCATCAGCGATTGGAGCAGTAGTGTCGTGTGTTCTTGGAGGCTTTTAGAGCTCTGAGATCCCGCCCCACCGGCTCAGCGCCGAGGTGGGGCTTCGGTGGTGCGGCGCCAGCTGCGAACCGAGGAGGATCTCAATGTCGAAATCTGCGAAGAAGCGCTCGCCAAGGCTGTCCCGTGCGTCTCGGTCGGCCCCCAAGCCAGCGCCGAAGTCTGCTCAATCCAAGGGACCGCGCCACATGCCCGCCCAATTGAAGCCGGCTGCCACGGAAGGCAGATCGGCAGAAAGTACGATGCGCAATCTCAAGAACGAAGCATCGAAATCTGGCTCAAAGCAAGCGCGCGTCCTAGCCCTGCTTTCGTCGCCGAAAGGCGCAACGATTGCGGCGATCATGCAAGTTACGGGCTGGCAGCGGCACTCGGTCCGTGGCTTTTTGGCCGGCGTGGTCCGAAGTCGTCTCAAGCTGAACCTCATTTCACAGAAGGTCGATCGTCGCTCGTGCGTATCGGATCACGGACGGCGGTGGCGGTAGCACCAGAGCAGGCGACCCCAGTCGGCGCGTAGCCTGAGCACCATGCCACGTGTCAGCATCGGTCCGGCGCTGCCAGACCGAAACGAAATCGACGCTGAGATTGCGCGCTTGCGCGATCTCGACGTCAATGACCTACGCGGGCGCTGGCAAGCGGCCTTTGGGCGGCCAGCGCCTGCTCACCTTCCCCGCCACCTCGTATTCCGGATGGTGGCCTATCAGCTCCAGGCCGAACGCTTTGGTGACCTCGATGCTCAGAGCCGGCGCCGCCTAGACCGATCTGACATCCCACAAACAGCCGGGAGAAGCGCAGCAAGCCTCAGCCGACCGATTTCGGAACTGCGGCCCGGCACTACGCTCGGCCGTGAATGGAACAGCCAAATGCAGCGGGTATTCGTGCTCCCCGACGGCTTTGCCTGGAATGGCAAAACTTACCGCAGCCTGTCGCAGGTCGCTTTCGCGATTACCGGCACGCGCTGGAATGGGCCGCGATTCTTTGGGCTGCGCGACAAATCCGCCAAAGGTACGTCGGCATGAAGCCCGGAGCAGGGAAGCATGTACGCTGCGCGATCTATGCCCGGGTCTCGACCGATCAGGGATTGGAGCAAGACTTCAACTCGCTCGATGCGCAATACGACGCCTGCCACGCCTACATTCGCAGCCAAGCCCATGCCGGTTGGACGCTGTTACGGGTCAAATACGACGATGGAGGATTTTCGGGCGGCAACACTGAGCGCCCCGCCCTGCAGCGCCTGCTTGAAGACGTAAGGGCCGGCAAAGTCCAGGTCATCGTCGTCTACAAAGTCGATCGGCTAACGCGCTCGCTTGCGGACTTCGCCAAACTGGTCGACCTCTTCGATGCCCATAGTGTGTCATTCGTCTCCGTCACCCAGCAATTCAACACCACGACCTCCATGGGGCGATTGACCCTGAACGTTTTGTTGTCCTTTGCCCAGTTCGAGCGCGAGGTCACTTCGGAGCGAATTCGCGACAAGATAGCCGCTTCGAAACGCAAGCGGCTTTGGGTCGGTGGTAAGGTCCCGCTCGGTTATGCGGTGAAAGACAAGCAGATTGTCGTTGTGGAGGACGATGCCGCGCTCGTTCGCAGTATCTTCCAGCTGTATCTTGAGCTTGGCAGCCTCAATCTTCTTATGAAGGAGCTGCGCAAGCGCGGCATTCGCACAAAAGTCCAGCGGCTGAAGTCAGGGCGAACGATCGGCGGCATTCCGTTCACGCGTGGGCCACTCTCATACCTCCTCCGCAACCGCTTCTTTGTTGGCGCGGTGGTCTATAAGAGCGAAGTCCTCCCCGGTCCTCAGCCGCCGATACTCGATCGAGCACTGTTCGATGCCGTCCAGGCGAAGCTGGCCGAACAGCACAACAATCACGTTCAGACTCGACTGGGGTCTGAAGCCATATTAGTGGGCAAGATCTATGACGATCGCGGTCATCGCATGAGCCCCAGCCATTCGCGTAAGAAAGGCGTGCGATACCGCTATTACCTCTCGTTACCATTGCTGGATGGTCGACCCGAGGAAGCCGGATCGATCAGTCGAGTACCGGCTGCCGAAATCGAACACGTGGTTGCAGACGCGGTACGTCAGGAACTCGGAATAGACCCCGAACTGGCTATCCGCGACCTGATCGAAGGCCATGTCACTCGCGTCGAAGTACATACAGCCAAGATTTCGGTCGAGCTGAGGGAAGTAGGTGCCGAACCAAAGACCATCCAAATTCCCTGGCGAAAGCCTCCGTTTAAGCGACGCCGCGAGCTGCTCGCACCGGCATCAGGGAATCGGCAGGACCCGCGTCCGATCCGCGCCGACGCACGTGCCCGTCTCATTGCTGCCCTGTCGCGTGGCCGGCGGTGGCTTGACGAGATGCTTAGCGGCAGCGCCAAGTGCATCGAGGAGATCGCCGATCGCGAGGGCTGCAGCCCCGCAAGGTAAACATAACGCTGTCATTGGCGTTTCTGGCCCCTGAGATCGTCAAGGCCGCGATCGATGGACGGCTACCTCGCGGCGTCGGGATTTCCCGCCTTTCCGATCTTGCAGCGTCTTGGCGCGAACAGTTCCAACAGCTCGGAATCGCTGCACCCACGGCGGATTGACGCCCACATTGCAAGAAGCGCAAAAGAACAGCACGAGTTGTCGTGATCTTGCGGTCAACATGACGCTAACATCGGCGTTTCTGGCTCCCGAGATCGTCAAGGCCGCAATCGACGGGCGGCTACCCCGCGGCGTCGGGATTTCCCGTCTTTCCGATCTTCCGGCGTCTTGGCGCGAACAGTTCCGACAGCTTGGAATCGCTGCACCCACGGTGGATTGACGCCTACATGCAAGAGCCGCAGCGCGGGTAGGATGCAAGTGATGTGCGTGCGTTTTGAGAGCGAAGGTCATCATCTTTGCCGGCAGCAGGTGACTATATCGGGTCCAAGGTTCGCGTCCTTGTGCCTCCACCAATCATTTCAAGGGCTTAGACGGATCATGAAAGTTCATTCCGACATGGCGCTCAGCTGTCGTTCCGACAAAGCGGCCGCTTTTGTTCTTGTGTTCTTGGAAAATTGAACATCACCTACATCCCATAGAGCGGCGTTACTTGGTTCACCACTCTCATTGGGAGGGAGTTACGATCGCGCCTGCCGTATCGGCCGGGCTTCGTGCGCGGTTTGTGGTCTGGAGCATCACGGCAGCCAGTCCGCGCGGCCGGCGACCAGCATCAGAAAGAGCCCCAGGGACCCCGGGTCAGTGGAGGATCCGTCCCCACCGGTCCTCACTGAAAGTTTAGTTGCGCTGAGCAGGTTGATTGAGGCGTGCGGCAGGCTGGGTCATGTGGTCCAAATAAGCCCCAGCGCAGCGCCCTTAGGGGCAGCGCACGCCAGGGCCCAGGGTGGTGCATCCCCCACATTTTTCACACCGTCCCGCGTGCGAGACTAGTCAGCGGCAGTTAGTGGCGGCCGTTTTCAGACTCACTGAGTATCTTTCAGCTATGCGCCTGCCTATTCGGCTCGCCATTGACGCGTTGAGGCGATGTCAGCAGGGATCGCAAATTTCGTGGAACGCCGTCATTCGGCCGCACGCTCGGCGTCCGTTGTTGTTCCTTACGACGACTTTTTTGCTCGACGTCTGCACTGCCAGCTTGCGACTCTTGCGTTGGGCTTGCCCGGTCCCTGCCTTTTCTTCCTCACGAAGCCATGGTGGCAGGTCATCTAAGGTGGGCTGTCGGTGCCCGATCGGCGCCTCCAGTTGAGCAAGGTCTGCGCGCGACGATCCGGCAGTCGCGGCCATTCTCGCGTCAGAGGAAGGTTCGCCGACTGCTTGAACGACTGGACTCACCAGTATCATCGCCAGCAACGGAACCATTCTCGTTAATGCTCGGATTTGCATGGTCTTACTCTCTGCCCTTTGCGCTGCCTAAGACGTGGCAATCCGATCCGACCGTGTACACCTTACTTGTCGCGCTGTGGCCATCGCCTATGGTCAAGCAGTTTCGGATCCGATCTTTCCACGCCTCGTAATCCAAATGTGGTGGGCAGGGACCATCGGAGCTTCCATTTCTCAAACGACTACAGCAAGGCAAGGACAGCCCTATTGCGAGTCGATAGTGGCTTCACTGGTCCTGCTCACAACTGCGCGGAAGGGCACCGCGGGTGACCGAGCGTACGGCTCTCGCGGTGCTATCACCAACTAGTAGCCGTAACAGCCGTACGGGTAGTAGTACGGATTACAATAGCCGTATTCATAGTCGCCGCCATAAGCATAAAGCCCTCTACCAAAGCGACGGCTCTCGAAACGACCGTGGCCGAAACCGCCGTGGCCCATCGCGAACACGCGGCCTCCGAAACCGTCACCGACAAAGCCGTGACCTCCGAATCCGCCACCGCCAAAGCCGTGACCTCCGCCGCCAAAACCACCGCCATGGCCTCCACCGCCTCCACCGCCGCCCCGTGCGAACGCGGTTGTGCCGGTCGCCGTTGTCGCTATGCCGAGCACGATGGCCGTAGCTACTGCAATCACCTGCTTGCGCATTTTTTTAAACTCCTGAGGGTTCATTTGTACAAGTACCTCAGCACAAACGCGCCGCTTGTTGAGAATTGCTGCTGCGCTGACACATAGCTGTGCTGCCTCAAACGCATGTTTGAAAAATAACAGGCGTTACCGTTCGTTGCGGGAGCCGCGGCCGGGAATGAAGTAGATCACCACGACGCCATCGCAGCGTCGCGGTGACGCATCGATCTCGATGGCTGCAAGTGCTCGCTTTAATTCCTGACTTTTTTGACACTTGCCCGGTGACGATGCCGCTGCCCGGTGACGATGCCGCACATCAAAAATGTCGGCCGGCACTCTCAAACAG